ACGCTAACGGCTTTGTATGTGCCTCGGGCACATAGTTAGGGAAACGAACGCTTATTTAACGATGTGTTTGAGCAACAGATCGCGAATGAGATCGAGGTCGTCGGGGGTAAAGCCGAGCAACACGCGAGCGTCGTATTGATACTCGGGGCCGCCTGGCGCGACGCGATCGGTCCCGCCGTACTGGTGTACGCGTGCGACGCGTGCCACGCGGCCGACAAACCCGACAGCGAGGCCGGTCGAATCCGACTCGGCGCGCAGATAACGCGCCTGGCGCAGCTTCGCGAACATCGCCGCGCGCTTGATCTTGCCTTGCTTGCCGCGCAGTTTCTTCACATGGCGCGGCTTGCGCGCGGCATAGGCCGAGCCATCGGGGTTCCGTTGCGCCGCGATGCGCGCTTGTTGGCGCTTACGCAGCTCGCGCGCGATCTCGCGCAGAGCTGCGCGCCTGGCGGGGGCTTCGAGCTGCGTGAGCAAGCCGCCCGCCCACGATTCGAGCGCGGTGAGATCGTCCATTAGCCGATGAAACTATCGAGGTTCCACTCGAACACGGGTTCGTCGATATGCGTGATCGTCTGCGCGCCCTGGTCGTCGGCGCCGACGACGACGCTCTCGGACAGTTGCAGCTTGATCGACAAGTCGCATGTGTCGTTCGTGAGGTGTTCGGCTTCGAAAGAAATGCCGTCTTTGCGTGTCGTCTCGTTCGAGAGCAAGTCGGATTGGTTGCGCTTGACCCAGGCGAGCAGCGCGACGAAAACGGCGTCGGCGTCGCCGGCAAAGTCGAGCAGGATCGCATTAAGCGTAAAGCGATACTCGAACGAGAGCGAGGGCGCGTCGGTTGCGATCACGCGGCCGGCGTCGATAAACACGAGCAGCTTGTCGGGGTCCGTCGCGAGCGACGGCAGCGCGGCCGTGAGCGCCGTGCGAAACGAGTTCGCCTTATTCATGGGTTGCCTCAGTGAGAGCCGGCGAGCGGCGCGCCTGGCACGCGAGAATCGAATCGACGCGGGCCGCGCAGTCGCGCCAGGCCGCGCGCGCGACGTCGAGCGCGTCGGCCAGCTCGCCGTTATTGCGCGGGGCCATTGCCGGCAGCGTGCAAACCGTGATCGGCGCGCACGGGTCCGGGGGCGTCGGCTCCGGTTTGCGCGGGGCTTGCATACAGCCGCACAACATCAGCAGGGAGAGCGCCAGCAGCCCAGGCGCGCACGGTCGCGTTTTCATCTTTCAATGCCTCGATCTCGGATTTACGGGCCGCCAGGTCGGCGGCGATGCCCTGGCGTTTCGCTTCGAGCTGCGCGAGCTGGCGGGCGTGCTCGCGCGCCTGGTCTTGCAGCGCGACGAGCTGCGCGTCGCGGCGCTCGACAGTCTCTTTCGCCGTGTGCGCGTCGCCTTGGGCCGTTTCAAGCTCGGCGCGCAGGGCGCGAACGTATTGCCAGGCGCCGAACGCGACGGCGATCGCCACCAGGCCGGCGACGAGGCGCACGGCGATCGCGTTCATGCCGCCGCCTTGTCGAGCGCGGTATAGCGCGCGTATGCCTGGGCGAGCTTCGCGTCGTACAGATTGCGGGCGTAATCCGGGCCGTTGTAGCCCTTGGCGAATGCCGCCCACTTCTTACCCTTCAGCGCAGAAAGCAAAGCCGTGTCGGCCGCGATGAACCGCACGAACGCGTCGAGGTGATCGGCTTCGGATCGGTACATGCGCGACACGAAATCGTCGATGCTCGAATAGTCGAGGGCTTTCCAGTGATAGCCCATGATTTGAAACGCGCCCCAGCTCGCCGACTCGTGCGCGGCGTCCGAATTCAGGCGCGCGGCATCCTTGAGGCGCGAGTACTCCGAGGCGCCGCCCATGTATCCGCCGCGCGTGCTCGAAACGACGTTCGGATATTTCGCGGCCAGCGCGTCGGCGTCGATCGTGCGGGCCTTCAATTCCCTGTAGAACACATGCCGCTCGAACAGGATCACGGGCCGGCCATCACCAGGCAAGAAACCTTGCCCGCGCGACTCGACTTCGTTGACGGCGCGAATCGCCGCGACAGGCACGCCGAGGGTTTCGGCCGCTTGCACGAGATCGCGGTCGGACAGGTGCGCCGAGAGCGCCGCGCCAGGTAGCGCGATCATCGTTTTCGGGCCGGCGATGCCGTCGATCACGAGGCCGCGATCGCGTTGCAACGTCATAACCGCGGATTCCGTCTCATGGTCGAAAACGTGCGTCGGCGGGACAGGATAGCCGGCGCGTGTGAGGCGCTTTTGCAGCAAGAGCACGTCGTCGCCGGTGTCGCCATATCTCAGAATCATCGTTGCTTACTCCACAGACGGCCGCAGCAGTCGAGCGACGTTGCCGCGCGAGCCGAACACCAGGACAGAGAAAAGGGCAGCTCGTGCCGCTTCGAACACGCCGACAGTTTTCGCGTGCATCACCAGCTCGATCGCCGAGCCGCCGAGCGCGACGAGCAACAGCCAGGCGAACCATGAAACGTGATGCCGATGCCGCGCGCCGTCGCGGCGATAGGCCAGGATGCGCAGGGCGGCGACGCTGTACGCGATCAGAGCGATCAATGCGAGGGGGTTTTGCATCATGGTTCAGCCCTTCTTAAAGAGCGCCAACAGGTCGAACGTTTTCACGCGCTCGATCAGTTGCAGCGTTACCGTGATCGCCAGGGCAGCGGCGAAAAACGCGGCGACGCCGGTGCTTTTGATTGGGGTCGAGCCGACCAGCTCGGGCGCCGCGATGTATCCGGCGATCAGCGAGATCACCAGGTAAGCGAAGCGCTTGCCGAGCGACAGGTCTTTCGACGTCACGACGACGAGCGCGGCGCCGGTAAATGCGCCGATCAGCGCGTTACCGTCGATGCCTGGAAACAGGCTTGCGAAACCGATGCCGGCCGATACAGCGGCGAGCGCGGTGCTACTAGGTTCGGCCATATCGGCGACTCCTGGTTAGTCGAAAAGGTTGACGAGCTTGACCGTCGATTGGTCGTTCGGCGCGTCAGGGAGATCCACGGCGTAACCGTGCGGCAATACCGGGCCGAGATCAGCGAGGCCGGCATTGAGTTCGAGCGTCGCCTCGACGACGCCTTGCGTGCGTCCGAGGTGTCGATAACAGAGGGCGTCAACGGTGTCGCCCTGGCGTGCGATTACGCGCATGTCAGATCAGCTCGATCGTTACGCGCGGGGCGCCGCGCATGTCGTTGAGGGCGTTGCGCGCGTTGCGTCGATCGGCGTCGATCGTCGTCTCGCGCTCGTCGGCGTCATTCGCGCCCGACTTGGTGCCGTCGAAATCGCGATATTTCTCGGTGAGATCGGCGCGCGCCAGGAAATAGACGGCGCGACGATAGCGCGCGAGCTGCACGCTTTCGCCGCCGATGTTGTCGGCCGGCAGCTCGGCGAGCGACGCAACGCCGGCCGCCTGGTGTTCTGCGCGCCAGGTCGCGAGATCGCGATTCACTTCGTCGATCGCGTCGATCACAGACGAGCGCAGCCGCGCATGTGTCACGGTGCCATCGAGGCGCACGGCGCCGCGCATATCGGCGAGGTCGATAGAGGGAAACCAGGCGATGTTTTCGACGATCAGCGCGTCGGCCGGCGGGGGCGTCTCGGGCGTGTTGGTCGGTGAGGCGATCGCGTTAAAGCTCGTCATAGTTTCAGCTCGGAAAAGTGAGGCGGTGAGCCGGCGTCGGATCGCGTACCGCTAGGCGTTGCGATCGTCAGCCGGCGCCGCCTCGGCCGGGGTTGGCTCCTTACTTGCGGCCGGCAGCGGTGCCGGTCGCATTGCAGGCTTTTTCAAGCCGTGCAATGTCTTGCTTCACGCCGGCGCGCGCATCGAGGTCGAGCGCTCGGCGTAGGTGTTCGAGGGCGGCCGGCGCATTGCCGTCGCGTTCGGCCGTGTAGCCTAGGGCTTTATGCAATTTCGCGCGCACCTGGTCGTGCATGTCGGCCGACTCGGTGAGCTTCGCGATCTCGTCGAGCTGCGCGGCATCGACGCGAATAAACATCGCGCCTTTCTTGAACGATGCGAGCGCCGCCTCGGCGAATTCCTCGGCGATCGCGGTCGCGAGCGGCCGGTCGTATTGATCGGGCAAGGTCATCCGGTGCGCGATCGCGTACCGGGCGATATCGAGCGCGCCGGCAAAGTCGCCGACGTCGATGCGCCAGATCATCACGCTCGTTAAAACATCGTCCTGGGCGCCCCGCCCGCCACTCAGCGCGCCGGTCACGTAATCCACGTAATCCGGCAACAGCTCGTCTCGTTTCACCTTGATCTTTTGCAAGATCGAGGCGATCGACTTGAGCCGCCGGCGATCGGTCGAGAGCTTCACGAGCATCAGCTCGTAAGCACTGGCGCCGGCGAGCGATTCGCCAGGCGCCGCCGAGGCCGCAGCCTTCTCGGCCATCACGCGCGCAAAGTGACGTTGAGCGGGGCTTTTCATCGGCTTACGCTCCCGCCGGTTCGGTGATGTTTTCCACCAGGCAGCCGGCGCCGAAATCCTCGACGACATACGCATCGTTGCTCGACTCGAAATTCTCGATGCGATCGCGCTTTGCGTTCTCGACGACGGTGCGACGGCGTGCGCCTTCCTGGTAGTACAGCGACAGGTTATCGAGGCGCGTGATGAAAATTGCATCGGCCGGGAAGTACGGAACCGTTACAGCCGGCAAGCCGCCGACACGCTTTTGCGAGATCACCAGGTCGCCCGCGACTTGTTCCGTCGCCGGGTTGTCGCGATTGATGATCGGGAAATACTTGTCGTGCATCAGGGCATCGCCCAGGATCGCGACGAGCTGCGTGTCTTGACGGTGCCACGGATCGACGAGCGAGCTTTTCGCGTCGTACACCAGGG